GTTAAAGGGCCCGCACGCTAGAGAGGGCTACGGAAATTGGCCGGGGCTTCCGTACTCTGATGGTCATTGCCAGGCGCGTGCTACTGGACTTTCTTTACGTCTGGTTCGTCTTCACTGGGTGCCGACTCCTTCACGTCCTCAACTGTGCAAAAGCACCGTCCGAAAGACGTTGTTAACTTGATTAGCAAACGCCGCATCAAGCTCCCAACATCAAAGGGGCGGCGCGGGCACCCAAGGACAAAATTTGTCCAGTGTGACTCACGATCGATCCACCGTAATTAACCGCCGCGTGGTAGTAATGCGGTAGTCGATTTACAACTTTACCGATGGTGTCTTTATGCCTCCAAACCCAACCTGATGCCGTCGCAACCCAATGGGCTGCAGCCGACAACGCACCTTGGTGCTTGCCATTGCCTTCGATTTCGACGGCAGTGTGGCTGGCTGGGATGATGGACTGATCAAACTCGGGCATCGGAATGTCCGCAAACACACCAGCATGGTGGTTGTCATACGATGATGTGATCACAAAGTCTTTGGTCGATGATCGACTTTCAACAAAACCTTGGATTCCGTCAGTTTCGAAAATTCCTGCGAATTTAGCTACCACAGTGATAGGGGAACTGAACGAAATTTCAAGCACGGTGTGAACTAGCCCTTCGAACTCGAGAGCCTGGCGGCGCAAGAGTTGATAGAGCACGGCACCATCGCCATTGTTTCGTTCAGTCCTGACTTCACTGTCAGTGAACTCGTAGGTAGATCCGGTGTAGGCACCGTTGCGCTGCGTATAGGTCACCACTCCGCCGATTGAGTCAGCAGGACTGGCGTCTTCGTAAGCAATGCCTGCTGCAACCATACGAGTACCAACTTCAGACGAAAACGAGCGGGTTTGAGACCACACGGATCCGACGAGGGTTTCCAAGATGACAGCATAGTCTCCCGTGGGGTCGTTAGCAGTCTTGTGGAAACTCAACTTGAGGCCACCACAGTTAGCAATCACAGCCTCATAGCCGATCTTAGACACGTGAGCCGTCAAGAATGAATCCGGAATAGGCACAGCCGGCGAGGCAAAAGGGTTGGCCAAAGCCGCCAAATACCGCGCTTGAGCTGCATGCCCAGTGTTGATAAATTCCAAACGATTTGTGGGGGTACTTACGGGTCCCCCGTTCCTAACATTATTCTTCTTACTTGTGTTATTCATTTTAACACAAGAGCGACAGCCAACTAACAGCACCTAGAAGGTCTGACCTAACTCGTTGTTCAAATTCACCTACAATTGAAGGATTGAAATCAAAAGCTCTACAATAACTCAAGAGGCTC